GTAAATTTAATGTAAAACCTTTACATGTGTCATCTAAAAATTCGTAAGCGGATGTTAACGCATTACAACCTTGTTCTAATAAAAAAGCAATACCACCGATAAACCCACCGTCAAAAGGTGTAAACCCAGCAATTTCTAAATTGGTTAACCAATTAAAAAAATCATATAATGAACAAACAATTAATTTTATAAACCAAACAATATATGATAAAAGACATACAATAGCAATTAATATGTGTATAACAAATACAATTGCAATCAAGTTCACTAGTAATAAACTGAGTAAAAAATTAAGAATTGTATATAAAAAAGAAGGTTCCTTTTGTCCGTCATTTGATGGAAATTTGTTAGCTGTGCCGTTACAGTCTTCATTAGTAATATTTTTTATTCCTATGTATTTCCTATTTCCCTTTTGTGACCTGTATTCAGTTAATAATTGGGAAACTGAATAAACTTTATTATATGTCATATAATAAAATCTGTCTCTACATGAAATAGCATCATCAATCATTAATTGACCTGTTGATGTTACATTACCAAAAGTATCTAATTCCGCATAGTCATCCCAATTTAAACTAAATGCGTATGACGCTTTAACTTGTCTATAATTTGAATCATTATAATCATTTAAGTTTGGTTGTTTACATAAAGTATCATCATAAGTATCTAAATAACTTGGGTCATTGTCAGGGTCAATCCAACCCCATTCTTTAATATTTGGGGCTAAAAAATTACCTCTTCTAACTATATAATCAAAACTTGAAGGTTGGTCCCATTTAATTTTAAATCTATATTTTGCCTTAGTTGGTACTCCGGTTTTTGGGTCAAGTGAAATAACTCTTTCTCCATATTCATTAGTAGTGACATATTCTAAATTCATCGGAACATCAATTAACCATGTTCCATTTTCATCAATACATTTACCACCCTGTTCTAATTTATATTCTTCTAATATTGGTCTACCTAAATTATCTGAAAATATTGTTTGACGAATTGCCAAAATTTGACCAGGACCCGCAATTAAACTACATTTTTCACCTAACTTTGGTTTAACATTACAATTTTGTTTTAGAATTGCCTCATCAACATTTGAAATGATTGAACCCATAAAAATTGCAGTAGGTTCAATTTTTAAACCTAATTCTTGTTGTAAATCAAAGTCAGTTCTTGTAATACCTAAATTACAAATTTCAGGTTGTCCCCAAAATGGCTCAACCTCTAAAGTTCTATTAATAGTAACAATTTGAGGTAAATCGGCAAAATTAAAAGAACTTTTAAATTCTGTTCCATTTAGTTGATTCTCATTTGCAAACCCAAGTCTTACTAAGTCTTGTGGTGATAAAGAAAATTCACCAATGTCAGATAAATCAATATCAACGTGTATAGTTTGAGTACCGATTGGTACCCCAAAAATCATATAATCACCACTCTCATTTGTTTGACATGTGTACCTATAATACTTGTCATAAACTTCAATAAATGAAGGGTTAATTAAAACGTCCTCTCTATTGAAAAAAGTACCTGTCGGATTATGTCCACCGTGTTGTTTTTCATAAGGTAATAAATTATACCTAAAACCATCATCGTTTAACTCATTTAAACTTTTATAAGGATATAATGAAGATATGATTGGATTATTTGAATCATCATCAGATAACGGTATAAAAACAGATATTCTTGCGTTAGGTATACCTAAACCATTGTTAACTGTAACCCTACCAACAACTACCCCATAATCAGAACATTGTCGAGTATAAATATCACTCTGTAAAATCTTTAAAGATAATATTTCTAAAGACTCAAAATCTTGGTCTAACTGTACTCTAACTGATTTGTCAACACCTACTTGTGTTCTTATTCTATATGAATCTGACATTTAACTTTTTTTCATAAATAGTTTATTTGAAATTTTTAAAAAAGATAAGATAAAAATTTCTAAAATAAATTATCAAGAAAAGTTAACGGTAGTAAGATTTTTAACTCTAATTGTAATATCTTTGGTTGCGAATCTTACTTGATAAATTTGTGTTGGTTGAGCAAAAATAGTATCATCAACCAATTGGATTTGTTTTGTTGTATTATCAGAATATGATTGTGATGTTTGTGATGACGAATATTGACCACCAACTCTGTTAAACACTTGGATATCTGAAACAGATATAACTCCATTTTCATCTTGTACTAAACGTCTCAAATCAGAGATATACACATTCTCACCCATATTTCTTGTACCAGGGTCAAAGAATGTACTAACAATACTAATTAATTGAGAGATTACCGCTCCTTGATTTTGACTATTATCCAATACAACATCAATGTTTAACGCTAAATCAATAACGTTAGCACTTTCAATTGAAATATAATCATTAATCATCCTATAATTAGACAGATAATTTGCAACATTACTTTTTAATGTGTTTGATATAACTTCAGTTAAAGTTCCATTATTATCATATGACAACATTTTTACTCTAATTTTGTTATTATCTTCAGTTATCGCAACTTTTGCAGGTGCTCCAAACTGTGAAGGCATTGTTCTTATAATAGAATCATAATCGTTCACCGTAACCGCTCTGTTTTGAGCCGCAAAATTAAATGAAACTAAATTTCTTACTTCTTCTATTGTTGGGTTGTTCGCTCCACCTATAGCAGCAGTAACATTTGTACAACGAAGTGAATTAATTGTTATATTGTTTATATTTGCTGATGGTCCGTTTACATAAAATGAAACATTACCTATTTGAGTAATAACGTTAACACCTAAATTTGAAGATACTCCACCACCAACTCTATACTGAACAAATAATGTAGTATTCGCCTTTAATGTTGACCCTAAAGCAAAATTATTTGAATATTTATACAAATTCAATTTATATCCATTTCTAGCAAACTCTCTTAATTGTTCATCAGCAGATTGACTACCACCACCAAAAGTCATTTTACAAAATCCTTCAGGTGTGAATTCTGACATAAATTTAGTACTTGTTTCAATATATTTTCCAACTTTAATACCTGGACTGTCAGATACTTTAGTAGGGTCTTCAACAAAAACTCTATTTTCCGCCAAAGCCTGAACTTCGTACCATCTATTATCAAGACCTATAAACTCTTGAGGACTTGGTACATTTGCATATTGAGTACCGTCTTTTAAAAGTACACTTGTAACACCTAAAACATTTTTTTCAGGTAAAAATAATTCATAAAATGGTTTAACATCGTTTGATGTAATAACTTTTTTATAAACTTTTGTTTGACCATTAACTACTGTTTCTCTTTTAACAATAGTATAATTTAAAAGTTTATTATTAGCATCAAAATTTGGTATTTTTAATCTGTTTGGAAATCCTTCAGCATTTACAGGTGAAGCAAAATCAATATCATATACATTTTCAAAAATTTGTCCAGCACCTAACACTTGAGAACCTCTTCTTAAAATACCACAATATCTAACATCTTCTTTATCACCAAAAGCAGGAACTGTGATTGAAAAATCAACTAAAGCAACTGAAGGTCTTTGTCCAGGTATCTTTAATCCATAAGTTCGAGCAATATTATATATTGATGATTTTTGTTGAGCGTATTGTAAAACTGTCTCCTGAATACTTCTGTCAATATTGAACTGTAAGTTGTCAGATACCGCAGCATTTAAATCTAAAAGTGCTGAAAAAACAGAAGCGTCGTTAAAATTATCAACTAAATCAGGATAATACGTTTTTGTAAAATTGATTAATTCGTTTCTTATTTGTTGAAAATCTCTTGTAGTATAAGATATCTTTTTGTTTGCCATATATCCTTAAATATTAATAATCACAAAATCACTCTGATTGAAAGCGTCATTATTAATTCTGTAATCAATTTTTATTTTAGCTGTGTGTTCTAAATCAGATATTCCAGGAACCTTGAAAACTCTTTCGTCATTATCATTAATGTAAGTTCCTTTATTTTCTAATCCTGTTGAAGCATCTTTAATTTCAATATTTGTTATTGTAATACTTGGTAAGTACTCATCAACCGATTCTCTAATTTCAGATTCAATATCCGAAAATGTAGGACCGTCCAATGGTTCAAAAATATATTCGTAAAGACGAGTCCCAAAATCAGGAAGGTAATATCTTGAACCTTTTCTCGTTAATATTAAATGTATTAAACTAGACCTAATATCATCATCATTAGTTTGTGATAAACTAAAATAATTTCCATATCTTGAATCTTGGAATGGGAAATTTATACCGTATGTTTTACCTTCTGCCATATTAAATAAATACTTTTTAAATCAAAACCACATATTTTCCATTAATTTTTTTTGGTAACTCATTTTCCATTTCATATTTAAAATGTTTTACGGATTTTAAAATACTTTCATCAATAGGATAATATGGTAAATCAAAACTATTTTTACTCATTAAATTTTCGTATTTAAAAAATCCAATCTTACTTACCATCAATTTTAAAATCTTTGTAAAACTTGTTGTAACTTTTTTTATACGATTTTTGTGTTTCATCGTTTTCGTCTTTGGTATATTGCCAATTCCAGTACAATTTATCATTTGTTTTAAACCCATAAAATTCATGTACATTCTTCTGAACTTCTGTAACATTTTCACCATTCCAATTTTGGCCAACACAAATGAAACCACTTTCAATATTCTCAACTACATTTTTTTCACCCAAAGTACTATGTCTATTTTGAATCCAAGTTAAACGTTCTATTAAATTTTGATAATACATATTTGCTTGACCCCATCTTACTGAACTAAAAAATAATACAACATCAGATTCAAAAAGTTCTTTAGAAACTTTCCATAACTCATCAGATTTATTATTTAAACTAGCCCAACATCTATGATTTCCTGATGGATTTTTTTTATCATCTTTCAATAATGATTTTAACACTCCACAACTATTACCTTCTTCTCTTGAAACATTACCTTCACAAGGGAAAATTTTTAATTCAGAAATATCAATAAAAGTTGAATTATCTTTAAGTTCTTCATTAATATATAACGCTAAAATTCTTGACTTAGGAATATCGATATTATTATCATCCCAATTAAATCTGTTTGAGCAACTTAATAAAAGAACTTTTTTCTTTTTAGAAAGTTCATTTATTGTTTCTTTTAGAGCCTTAAATCCATCATCTTGGACCATCTCTTCAGAAATCATCATATTTCTTATTTTTTCAATTTCTTCTCTTATTTGTTGTTTCATATTAAACATAAATATTTCAAAAGATAAAAATCCCGACCTAGCTCGGGATAACACATCGGATTTTTTTTAAGAAGAACATCCAAAACAATCAAATTCACTATTTTCAGGTTTTGGTGGTAAATTCATATAAGTATAATCTACCTTTGGTGGTTCAGGAGTTGTCTTTGGTTTGTTTATTTTTGATACGTCCATAGCCAAGTGTTTAGCCCCCGTTGATATTGCTCTTGTTCTAACGTAGTAACAAAGTGTTTTCAATCCTTTTTCCCATCCGTAGAAATGTGATGATGAAATCTTAGACAATGTTGGGTTTGACATGTAGATATTCATTGATTGTGATTGGTCAATAAATGGAGCCCTGTCTGCTGCCATCTCAATCAATTCTCTTTGTGAAATCTCCCAAATTGTTTTGTACTTCTTAATTAAATGTTCAGTTCTTTTAACTTTGAAGTTATATCTCTTATCTTCTTGGTCAAGGTAGTTGTTGAAATTAATATTTTGAATTGAACCTTCGTTCATAATAATTTCATTCTTTAAGTCTTCAGACCAAATTCCAATCTTCTCAAAATCACTAATCAAATACTTGTTAACAATCATAATCTCTCCTCCAACCACACGTCTATTAAAGATTGCCGAGTGAGCGGGTTCAGTCATTTCATATGAACCTGTAATCTTAGCTGAAGAAGCTACAGGCATTTGAGCGGTAAATAATGAGTTACAAACTCCATACTTACTAACATTCTCTTTCAGAGTTGACCATGGCCATCTTCCTGATAATTCATTTTCGTTTAATCCCCACATATCAAATTGGAATACTCCTTGTGACATTGGTGACCCTTTAAAGTAAGCATACGGTTCATACTTACCATCCATACACAATCTGTTACTTTCAGTGATTGCCGCAAAATAGATTGTTTCAAAAATTTCTTTGTTCAATTTACGAGCTTCTTCAGATGTGAAGATGTAATCCATTAAATAAAATACGTCAGCAAGACCTTGTGTACCAATAGCGATTGCTCTTTGTAGTAATCCACCAGTATGACCTTTTTCAGTTGAGTAATTATTGATATTAACAACTTTGTTCAATGCTCTTACAACCTTACGGGTTTCGTCATATAATCCTTGGAAATCAAACTCACCATCTTTTACATAGTTCTTTAATACCATAGATGATAAAGTACAAATAGCAGTAGTTTTCTCATCTGTGTATTGATAGATTTCGTTACAAAGATTTGATTGTTTGATAACACCAATGTTCTGATGGTTTGTCTTTCTGTTAGCACTATCTTTAGAACATAAATATGGAACACCTGTTTCAACTTGTGATTCAATAATCTTATTCCAAATTTCCTGAGCCTTAACTTTCTTACCAAGACCTAACTCAACTGCTTTGTTGTAGTTAGATTCGTACTCATCACCATAACTTTCTTGTAATGGTTTGATACCCGCCTTAATAATATCGTTAGGACAAAACAAATACCAATCGTCATTGTTCTTAACTGCGTTCATAAAGTTGTCAGGAATCCAAAGTGCGGTAAACAAATCACGAGCTCTTAATTCTTCAGCACCTGTGTTCTTTTTAATCTCCAATAGGTCAAAGATATCTTTATGCCAAGGTTCTAAGTAAATCGCCGCAGAACCAGGTCTACGTCCTTGTTGATTAAAGAAACGAAGTGACTCATTTACAATTTTTAAATACTTTAAAAGCCCACCCGCATATCCACCTGAAGATGAAATACGACTCTCCTTACTACGAATATTAGACATTGATAGTCCAATACCCGCAGCGTCAGATGAATAGGTTGAGATATCTCTCATGGTGTTTAACAAACCTTCTCTTGAATCCGAATCATTGTAATGAAGAACACAAGAAGCAAGTTGTGGTGTTTTAGTACCAGCGTTAATCATGATTGGTGTTGCCGGAGATATTCTTTGTGTTGATAAAGCTTGGTAGTACTCAACCGCTTCCTCAAATGTATTAGTTACCCAAAGAGCAACTCTCATATACATGTGTTGTGGTCTTTCAACTACTTTACCTTCCGACAATTTCAAAAGATACATTTCAGAAAGTGACCTCCAAGCAAAATAGTCGAAGTTATAATCATTATCGTGATTGATAACTCCATCAATTTTATCAGGTCCGTAAGACTCAATAATTTCAATTAATTTATCATTGATGATACCTTCACCATGTAACAAATTCATTGTGTTTGAAAAACTTGGGTCAGTTTCTTTATGATAAGATGAAATAGCAACTGAAGAAGCTAATCTTGAGTAATCGTGATGACTACCTGTAAATGCCGCAGCAATTTCATAGATTAACTTATCTAATTCTTTTGTTGTAATAATACCTTCAGTTGGTACTGAAGTGATAACTTTAATAAAGATTTCATCGGAGTTGACACTCAACCCCTTTGAAGCTCTTTTAATACGGTTATAAATTTTTTGTGGATTAAATGACGCATCATCTCCACCTCTCTTTTTAATTTTAAGTGACATCATAGTTCTATAAAAATAATAAATTAGAAATCGTCAGTAAAGGACAATGTTTCATTCAATTTAGCTTTTTGGTATTCAACGGTTCTTGACTCGAAGAAATTACCTTTTGTTTCAACCGCAATTTGTTCCATGAACTTAAATGGTTGTTCAACATTAAATTGTTTTTTACATCCAAACTTTACCAATAAACCATCAACAACAAACTCAAGATATTGTTTCATTAAGTTTTGGTTCATACCAATTAAAGAAACAGGTAATGATTCAGTGATGAATTCTTTTTCAATTTCAAGAGCTGAAAGTAGAATTTCTTTAATTCTCTTTTCACTTGGTTTGTTTTCAATATGATTGTTTAACAAATGAATCGCAAAATCACAATGTAAATTCTCATCTTTAAAGATTAATGAATTAGCATTACACAAACCTTGCATAATACCACGAGATTTTAACCAAAATATTGAACAGAATGAACCTGAGAAGAAGATACCTTCAACAGCTGCGAAAGCGACTAATCTCTCTTCAAAAGATGCGTTTTCAATCCAATCCAAAGCCCATTTAGCCTTCTTTTGAACTGCAGGAAGATTATCTAACGCAGTAAAACACTTTTGTTTTTCTTCTTCATTTGATACGTATGTATCAATAAGAAGTGAATACATTAATGAATGAATGTTTTCCATAGCAAGTTGGATTCCGTAAAAGAATTTTGCTTCAGGATATTGTACTTCACGGTAGAAATTCTCCGCTAAATTTTCATTCACAATACCGTCAGATGCTGCAAAAAATGATAAAATATTCTTAATGAAATATTGTTCATTTTCTGATAGGTTTTCCCAATCTCTAATATCACCTGATAAATCAACCTCTTCAGCTGTCCAAAACGCAGCTTGATGCATTTTATAAAATTCCCAAATATCATTGTGTTCGATTGGGAATATAACAAATCTGTTAGGATTTTCTACTAATATTTTCTCCATATTATTTAATTATTTTGTTGTTCTCTTTGTTTTCTTTTTTCTAATAATTCTTGAATTCTTTGTCGTTTTTTCTCCTCATTTTGTTCCTCAAGTCCTAAAAACGTAACTGAACTATCCGTATCTATATCTAAATATCCATTATCAAATTTACAATTTTCAAATACCACTCCATCATCACCAATTCTTGATTTAGTAATCGCAATTGTTGCTAATTTCATTTCTTTTTGTTGTAATGATTTCGCCACTGATATAATCACGTGACCAACTTGAGCCTTTTTAATTGACCCACCCATTTGGTCAGTTGTAACCACTTCTGATGAAATTGAACTTCTATTACCTTGAGTTGCAGTCCACCCAACTAAATCTAATTCGTGACACATGGCTTCAAATCCTCTCATAACAGAACCTTCTGATTTCCATTCATCACCTAAATTTTTATCAGGTACAACACAATCAATATAATCTAAAACAACCATATCAAGTTTAACACCGTCAGCAATCATTTTTCTAATCATATTTTTGATTTGAAGCATTGTTAAAGTATCCGATGGTAATTTTTGGAGAAGTAATTTATTCTCCATTTTATTTTCAATCTCTTTAACTTTACTCATCACCTCATCTTTCTTAATTGATAACTCATCAGGATGAACTTTAGTCCATAAAGTGAAGTGTTTCCTTTGGATAATCTTTGGGTTGTCTTCAAAAAAGATTTGAAGAACACTATATCCCAAGTTATATGCGTGATTTGAAATTTTTGTTAAAAATGTAGATTTACCAACACCTGTAGGTGCTAAGATAACACCAATTTCACCTTTAGCCAAACCACCCTTAAGTAATCTGTCAATACCCGGTATTCCCATAGGTATTGGATGTCTGTAATCTTCATTTAAGACCTCATCCAAGTTGGTGAAAACATCTGACATACCGTCTTCTCTTTCACCTACTTGTAATGCGTCTTTGATTAATTGTTCTAATGTATCATAATTTTCAAACTCTCCACCATCAATAACTTTTTGTGCTTTAGTAATCGCCTTTTGTAACTCTTGTTGTTTACAAAATTTAAGTGCTTTTTCTTGAACAAACTGACCACCTTCAATCGTTGATTCTTTGATTTTGGTGATAGTGTCAAGAACAATTTTGGAAGCCAACTCTTGCTGTAATTCAGACTTTGTTATCTGTTCCAAAGTATCAAAAGTAGGTGTGTGTTCGTACTTTGAATAATACTCCTTAATCATTTGCATGATGATTTTGAAGTACTTATTTTCGAAATAGTTTGTTTCAATTACATCAATTATGGACCTTCCGAACTCTTTGTCTACAATAATTTGATTAACCAATTGAATTTGGAATGTAGAACCTAGATAGTCAAAATTTTTAATTGTCGCCATAATTTTTTTATTCTTGTAATTGATAAATATTACCCCTCTACAGGAATTTCGTAGTTACTAAATGTTAAATTTTCTGATGAAAAAATATCTGTCAAGTCTGACAACAAACTTTTTATTTGCGGACGGATGTCTACGGTGTATCTTATTTTAGGTGGGTAGATTTTTGCGTCAAACAATCTATGACAAATTGTCATGTCATTATTTTTAATAATCAGTGAAAAATATTCTGGACCATCAGTAAAAGAGGTCTCAAGAATCTCCGGATTCTCCATAATCTCATATGAATTCTGTAACATATAGTCAACAGTTTTCATCTTCAAAATATGGGACATCTCATCTTTGAAATCCTTCATATACTCATAAAGGTCATCAGAGTTTTTTGCTTTAGGATTGTAATTCCTAACGTTGAAAAATCTTTGGACGATGATGTTGTCGTTAACTTTCATCAAAAATTCCAATTTAGTTACATCTTGTTCTTTCATAATTTATTTTTTGTTTAATTGATATTTTTTCTTTTCTTTTCTTGTTAGTTTTAAAAAGGGTTTAACAAAATTAACCCATGTATTGTCACCTTTAGGTAAAAACTTAAAAAATCCATCTTCCATCATCATGCGTATAAGATTCCTATACCCCCTTCCTTCAGGGTCCAATGTTTCACGATAATAAAGTTCAACGATTTCTTTTCCTTCTTCTGTGATTAACGGATTAGACAAATCCACGATTTTGTTGTTAATCTCAAAAAATTCATTTCCATATACTCCTGTCTTAGTTCTACCCGAAAGTAAATTTTGTAATACTTTGTTTTCTTTGTCTTCAGCTAATAATATTTCAGCTCTTTGTAAAACATCGGTAAAAGTTACTTCTTGGTCAAGTATTTCAGGAAATAATTTAACTAAAGTTTTTTCACCCAAATAGTATATACCATCAATATTATCTGATTTATCACCAGATAGGATTTTGTAAGTCTTCACATTATAATGTGGAATTTCAGCCTCAAATAATCTAATAAAATCCCCCTTCTTATAGGTTAATTTAGTCTTTGGAGAGTATATAGACACGTTATCAGATATAAGTTGGGTCAAGTCCCTATCTGATGAAAATATTGTCACCATTTCATCATTAGATATTTGACAATAATAAGCAATTAAATCATCTGCCTCGTTATTATCTATATCAACTTGACGGACAAACATTTCTTCAAGGTATTGTTTAACTCTATGTTTTTGTTGTGAAAATGATTCCTCTTTGAAATCAATTTTTGTAAAGGTACGATTTTCTTTGTATTGTGGGTAAATTATTTTACGTGCTGACGAACTATTTTCACCATCCCAAAATACAACAACTTTATCAAAGTTTTCTTCTTCAATAAAACGTCGGGTGGTATTTAGAAAATGCCAAATACCCCCAACGTGTTTACCTTCGTGAAAGAAATCCTTAACTCCGTGAAAACCAATTTTTAATAAATTGTTACCGTCAATTAATAGTGTTTTAATCACTTAATTTAATTTTAGATGTCAGACTCATCAACAACTTCTTCGTCAAGAAGAATTTCACCAGTACCTGTTAAAACAGCGTTCCAATATTGTGAATATTCTTTCTTGTATTTTTCCAATGCCTCTTTTGTGTCAGAAATATAACCTTGAGGTACTGCGATAATTTTACCATCACTATAACCTAAACCATTTACGTGGTTTTTCAAAATAGAGATTTTGGTTCTAATTGCGTAACGAACAGTTCTACCATTTTTTGTTGCGGTAATATGATTAATACCCGCCTTCTTTTGATTTCCAAATAAGAATACTAAAGCAGATGCTAACCAAAGAGCCTCACCACCTTTAGCTTTAATTTCAGGTTGTCCAAATGGATTATCAGGTAAATCAACCCAAGGCTGATTTACAACAACCATTGTGTTATAATATGGGTATTCTTCTTTTTTAGATTTACTAATTCTTGAGTGAATTCCCATTCCAATCTTATCAGCAAGTGTGGAAGC